AAAACGAGAAGTTTCTGTTGCCAAGTACCTCTCAAACTCCGTTACCTATTAACTAGGCAGCAAGGGCAAAATTTGCTTCGCCATTTAAAATGCGTTTAAGTTCGCCAACTATTAATCTCCAATGGGTCATCTGCGTCTGTCGATCCTAGTTCACCCCCATATATTTTGGTGGAGGTGATGGGTACTGCCCCCATGTCCAGCACGGTTCTTACACCACCATCTACAATTAATTCTTTTGTATGACTTCGTTATAATTAAATATCATGTACACCATGCACTTTTCTCCGTTTGCTGGTGTCTCTATAACAGCTATCATAGTACCGTCTTCATTCTTCCAATGCGATAAAGCAAAAACAATATCGCCATCTATAGTGCCACCGTTTCTTCCAAATCCAAGACTATATGGTTTCATTCCATTATCGTTCAAAAATTGGTCCATTTGAACAGGAGTAGTACACATTATAGGTGCTTGGTTCTGATAGAATATATCGTTGTTGGCACTAACATAATTACTTGTCATCACAAACATTACAATGATTAATAGTTTCTTTAACATTGTTTACCTTTTGTTTGTAGAAACAATTATGTAGTTTTATTCGCTGTTTCTAACTTTTTGTTTTCGTAATATTTATAAAATTCTTTGATTGATTCCATCAATTGTGGTTTGTAATCTTCTGGTTTCTTAATCCACTCTTGCATAGAACCGTCTTCACCTGCAATTAACACTACGATTTGTTCTATCGGTGTACCGAATGTCTCCTCATACATTACTGCATAGGCAGTTGTCTGTAAAAAGTAATTATCAATCCACTCTTCAATCTTTGCTTTGTTAGCAGTTTTAAAGTCAATTACAGAAAGTTTATCTCTATATTGAGCGATACAATCTACTTGTCCAGCAAGTGTTAACTCTTTTGAATACATGATTGCTTCAATCAAGTGTATGTCACCTAGATTTTCTAGGTATGGTTTCATTAGTCGGAATAGACCAAGAGGTAGTACACCTCTTTCACTAGGCGTTTCACCTTTGATATAGTTCTCTACTAGATTGTGAGTTGCTTTACCACGGTTTGCGGCTCTTCGCATTTCAAAGTTAGCGACATCTTCGCCGATACTTTCACGCCACTTCTTTAGACCATCAGTTTTTCTGATACCTAAAATAGAGGTTACAGAAGGATAGTTTTGTCCTTCAACTTCGTAAAAACGAATACCATCTTGTCTACGACCTTTCGTATTAGGCAGTAAGTCCTTGTTCAATTCAGCAAATTTAAATTCTTTAGCCATTATTTAATCCTTATCTTATTTAATTATCACTCATTATAACATCATAATGAACACTTGTCAAGCACCTATGCACCTTTCTTTGTGTACATATCGTTTATATCGTCTTTAGAAAACTCACCGAGAGCTCATGCTGGTTTGTATTCTTCGTATTGTGTCTTACCACTTTCATTTCTAAATGCTCTTAAAGTCTGTTTTCTATTGTCTGTAGTAGACTTGTATGAGCAATGAATCCAACCGCTGTTAGGTTCATCTGTCTTATGGAATTCTAGTATCAATTGGTCAAAATCTAAATTTTCAGATATCCATTTTGCTAGTTCAGCATTGGGTACCCCAAAGATTTCAAAGTCGGCCGCTTGACCTTTTGCGTGTTGAGAGTTAACACTACTTCCAATAGATACACATAATTCCTCACTTCGGAATCCGCTTGATACCGTTACCGGTGTAGCGTAATGGTCTCTTACTGGTTGTAAGATGTTTTCACACAACTTTTGCATAGAAGTAATTTGGTCGTCATTAGGATTATTATTAATACCTTTCCGTTCCGCTGTCTGCGAAGCAGTTAGTTCCTTTAGACTAAAATTTTTACTTAATTTCATTTTTGTTTTATCCTCTTGTTAGCTTGAGTATTTTCTCAATCTGTGCCTTAATAATTGGTCCTCTGTTTGGCCAATGAATATAAGGTTCCTCTGTTTTAGATAAATTGTATAGAAAAGGTAAAACGATTTTTTCTAAATCTTTAAATCTCTTCGCAACATCTTCATCCGTTAGTTCTTTTGTTATAGTATCTTTCTCAGCAACTATCTGCATAATTTCATTCATCGCTGACTTGATAGATGATACATCATTTTTGATTTCAGATAGTTCAGCAGATTGACTATCTAATTGTTTTGGGTCAATGCCGGGTTCAGATTTAGGTACTTCTGCAACAGCAGGTCCTACTCCCCAACTCTCATCATTTAAATCAAACCCTCGCATATAATCTGGTATGTCTTTACTCATCTAGGTCCTCCTTCTTATGTTCTTCAAGTTTTATTAAAGCGTGTTCTCTAATATTCTTGTCTGTTGTTGCCATAACACCTAAGTCAAAGGTACTATACGCTATACTAAGACTATTCTTACTTGCAACTGCACTACCCATACCACCTAGTGTAAACAGACCTGATAGGTTTGCACCACAACCGGTAGTGAGAGTGAACAGCAATAGTAGTAGTAAATATTTCATCTTTCTCTTGGTAATATTCCGTGTTTTCTTAATACTTGCCTTGTCTTAATATCTTTCGTTGACGCTTTTCCATGTTGAGCTGAGAAGTGAGTGCCAGGATTCTTTTCTGCAATCTTTGATTGAAGTTCTTTCCAACCATTGTCGTTTTTAATTCTGCTACTATATCCTGTTGCACTAATGATATTTATAGAAGTGACCATCTGTTGAATATGTTTATTCTTCTTCAGGTACACCTCTTTTTCTGCAATAGTCATTAAATCTTCAAACTCTTTGCCCGTTTTCTTATTTTTAAATGAGTATAATGGCATTTTCTTTCTACTTCAACGACAAGTGATATTGCACTTGTGATACAGCTTCTGCCATATCTTCAAGTATGGAAAGTAAATCTTCATACTGGTGTAAATTATTCTTTTGCGATAAGTCATAAGACGCTTTCGCTAAATCTTGTCCGTATTGTACGATTTCAGATACCGTATGGTCACACGATTGATAATTTTGTAATGTGTGTTGACCGCTTTCAATGTGTACTCTTAGATTTGCATTACCTTGATATGTTTCTACAAGTCTATCATTTAAGGTATTTAATTTTGTATAGTATTCACCTAGTCCTTCGTGTTCACTATAACTCTTTGTTTGCCAATGGCTCAACTGCATATTATTTAAATGTACAATTGTCTTTCCTACTAATGTTTCTATCATCATAATTATTCCTCTTTCTATTTATTGTTCTTAGGATAATATTTATAGATATTATCTCTATGGTAATTAGTCAAAGCATTTTCTTCACCTTCAACTTTTTTTGTTTTATATGTTGCAATTTTAAAGGCTATAAGAAAACCTATTATTGTGCAAAACATACCGATTACAAATAAGAGTACGCCAAACTCAACCGACATTAGCAACTCCTTCTGTAAACCATTCAGGTGCTTTACCAGGATGTGACCATCTAGCAAAATCTACCTTTTTCATAATATAGTATTTACGATAACTCGCAACTACATCAATAACACCTTCATTGAAGACTTTACATTCTTCTGGCATAGCAGGTGTTGGTAGTGTCATAATTTTATTTAGTGTTGCATTTACAGGTGGGTCTTTTAGAATATCACCTAGCAACTGAAAAGACTTATGACCTAATGGTTTGTTCTTAGGAAATCTTTCCATAAATTCTTCGTTCAATGCTTTAAAATGTTTGAACAACCAAGTATAATTGTAAGCAGATTCCATTACCCACTTAGTACTAGGGTGACCTAGCCAACCTGCCTTGTATATAACTGCTTCTTCGTTAGAGTTAGGTAGTCGCCATCTTTTGATATCTCTACCGTTCTTTGTTTTTGCCATATACAATTCACCGTCTGCAACTCTTTTTGCTGTACATAGCATTTGAGCGCTCTCTAGTATCATCTTTACAATATGTTTATCACAACTCATCTTGGCTGCGATTACAGGGTCTTTATCTAATACAAATATATTCACTAATTAACCTTTCCGAATTTAATACATAGTTGTTTCCATACACCAGTCCAGTACATAGTTGACCATTTGTTGGTCGCATTGTTCATCATTCTAGCTGCGTTTGCTACAAGTTCGTCTTGTCTCTCTTTTGTGTAAATCATAGTCATATTATATCACTCCTAGTTGTCTTTGTCAAGCATTGATTTCACTAATGTTTTGTCGTTTTTTGAAGGTGTTTCTCTTACTTCGGTAGCATTCCAGTCTAATACTTGGTCCATTTTAATACGAATCTCATCAGGATCCAGACCCATTTCTCTTAACTCTTTATGACCTAGTATGGTAAAAAACTTCTCATAGTCTTCATTTGATAATTGTTTACCTGCTAACTTCGTAAAGAAGTCTTTGTAGTTGTCAATCTGTTTCTTACTCTCTTTATGCTTCGTGTTCTCTTTCGCAATCTGCAAATCAAGTTGTCTCATTGTTAATTCTTTTTTCTTCTTTCTACCTGAAGACCATTGTGCTAGAGATATGTTGGCTGCAATCAATAGTAATACTGCAAGAGGGTCAAATACAAATATCAATACAATGATTACCCACCTTACGGCTTCATCAAAGTGGTCTTTTGCATTGTCTCCATATATCAGTTCAGCAATATATTTTAGAGGACCTACTTCTGCTTCTATCTTTGATTGTTCTAATTCATATGTATTCTTGTCTAACATATAGTTGTCTATGTTATCCATTGACTTATCTATTGTAAGTTTAAGTTCGTTTCTCTCTTCTTCTTGTTTTTTTCGTTCTCTTAAACCTCTTGTCGCAAAGTCGTTCTTTAGAAATACCTCAATAGACTTATCTAACTGCAATAAAGTATTTTCTGCTCGTTCTATTATTCGTTCTTCTTGTAGTATTCGTTTATCAATCAACTCAACTTTCGCTGTATTAGATGAAGTAGGAACAACCTGGTCTAGGTGTGCCTTTGATAGATAACCAAATATACCCATAGAGGTAACAAATACTAACACAACTACGGAGGTTGTCAAGTAGTATTTAATTGTTTTTGGTAATTCTTTGTTCTTCCAGTTTTGATATAACCAAGAGGCGGTAACAAGTTTACCTACCTCCAACACACCACCCATAATCATAATAGGTATCTTTGCACCACTAAAGATGGCGGCAAGACCTAATATACTATACAAAGCTGCTACACTTGATATACTGATTGCTGATAAAAATGCTAAAATACCCATACTAAACCTTTCGTACTATGTATTCAAATCCATCTGAATATTTACCAACTAATTTCTTTTGAAAGAATTGTAAGTCACTTCTATTCAAGGCTATCTGCATTTTTGCAAATATCTTATTTGATTGTCTACCTGGATAACAACGCATTACATCGGCTGCCCAGAAACCTGTAAAGTAAACTTCCGTTTGACCTTTCTTCAAGTTATTAAATGTATTAAATGCTTTTTCAATCATATTTTTCAGATACGGATCCATATAGGGTCTGTTGTCTTCTTTGATATTATTGTAGCTTTCGTCTTCCCAGTTGTTTGGTCTACTCATTATTTACTCTCCTCTGATTTTCTCACTTTTTTAATAATACTAATTACACGGTCTGCATAATCAGTTGTTGTGCTAAATTTATCCAATGTCTTAACTAATTCTATTGGATCCATTTGGCCGTCTTCTGCAAGTTGTTTTAATCTCAACTTACGGAATTTCTCATAGGCTGAATGTTCATTCATCAACCTAACAAATTCTTTTACACTTTCACACTTCGAGGCAAATATTCTTACACCCCAACCTTTCCACTTTGGCATACCTCTTGGTAACATATGTGGATAGTCTTTGTTAAATATTCTGATACCGAATAGATTATTACCTTCTTGTGCAAATCTACTTGTACCCCAACCACTCTCCAGAGCAGCCTGTGCTGTTATCATTTCGTATGGTACTCTAAACACATCTGGTTGTGAGAAGTTTAAGAAGTCAATACATTTATGAGTTGCCCTAATAAATTGTATGTCATTGTTGTATGTAAATTCTGGTTCTCTTAATTCTAACTCTTGTAGTCTTTCTAGGTATTTTGTTTCGTAATCTTTCGATAATTGATTTGTAGAATATGTGTTAGGATTAAATGTACCAACGACATATGTTATTAAAAATAACATTGATACACCTAATACTCGTTTAGTCCATAATTTAAATGTTCTTATTTTTTCTTTGTAGTCTATTTTCACTTTTTTCACCATAATATTATATCAGTTTAAATCATATCTATGCCGGCTCTACCCATTGGTTTCCTAAATGAATAGAAGAGAGCATTATGATTACCACTATCTCCTGCATTTCTCATTTGATACAAGTGGACCATTTCGTGGGCCAATGTACTAATGAATTCTTTTTTATTCCTGTACTTGTCTGCCATTTCTAAATGAAACGATTGTGTACCTTTTCTTTTCCACTCCCATTGTGTAACCTGACCAAAACATTTTATTGGTCTCAAATCTCGTATCGTTATCTCATTAAACGGTGCAAGTTTGCCGTCAAAGACTGCCTCATTAATCCATTGAAAGACTTTCTTAATGTCTTTATAGGTAGTCTTGTATTGTCTAGTATGCTCATATTCGGCTTTTACTTTCTTCTTTAAAGTTGCATACCTAACTGATTTAGGTTTTAGTTCTTTCGGCACTGGTGTTTGTTCTCCCATACTTCGTCTGATTGTTTTCGTGTCGTAGTCTCTTTCTATCAGTATACTCCATTATCAAAAAAGATATTACACCACCAAGTATAATTATCCATAGTTCCATAGGCGCCATAGTCTTCATAAGAGAAACCATGTCAGCCATTGCATATATCAAGTTTTCCATTCTACTCCTCTGTTTGACTTTCTTTGTATACTTTGTCTATACCGTTAACTCTAATATCAGAAGCAATACTCTCTAATATATTTGGTAAATGCTTCTCTAATACAAAAGTCATTTCGATTGCCATTGAATGTGCTAGTCTTTCAAGTTCAGACTTCATCACAGCCTTATGGTCAATGTTACCGTTAACCGTTTCTTTGATTATGTGGGCGCTAGTCGCCACAACATATTCATCTGCTTTTGCTTTCTGCATAGTTAAGTGTAATGCTACACCTGCCATATACAAAAACACAAGTACATATATTATGTTTTTTATCAAGCTTATCATTATATACCTTTCTTCATCATTTAATATATTTATTATATCACTTACTAGGTACCTTGTCAAGCAAAAAATGAGCTTATTTTAGGGGAATAGTGGGTATTTTTAGTATGGAAAATACCCTAAAACCGTTGTATTGTTATGCTTCTAGCTTAACAAAATCATCATTCCACCCAAAAGCCTCTTTTACAAGATTAGCTGTAAGTCCTTTGTACATATTATTTAACTTCTTCTCTTTTACAGCAACAAGCAACTCTGCTTCTGTTTCATGTAAACCTTCTAAAATTTGAATATACAAAGTTTCTTTTTTTACTTTGGATAGATTTTGGTCTGCACCTTGTACGAAATGCCAAAGTCTCTTCGCTTCGGACTCAAGGAATGTGTGTTCAGTACCTACAGGAGCTTCATTTGGAAGATACGGTGGGTTACCTTTTGGTAAGTCCCATTGTATTTTCGGGTCGAAAGCACCTTTTAATACTTGTCTTAGAGAGACACTATCGTGCTGTCGCAGGATTTCTGTCTTCTTTGCCTTGTCTTTAGCGTTGTTAACTTTAGTGAAGATTTCGTGGTAAGTGAGTGCCATGCTTGAAGATGACATTGCTGCCGCCTTCTGTGCCTTGTTCATATTTTCATTTGCCATTTCATTTTCCTCTTAATATTGCAATATTAAAAATCATTAATATGTTCAATCAACGATTTCAGTTTATTATCTATAAAGTATGGTAGTAGTTTGGACCTACTTGGTACTTCATAGTTGTTCAAACTATTTATAATAGATTCTACCATAGCGTTAGGCGTCTGGTCTAGGTCTATCAGTTTCTTGTTCCTATTGTAGTACTTCTTTGTTTCAGAACCTAGTGGTATATCGTCAATCTGCGACCACTCTTCTAGTTTCTTTTTCGTAATAGGACTTTGTTTTGTCTTTGTAATAAAGACATCATCTGCTGATAGGATATTCGGTATCCCGTCTGACCTATCGCCTTTGATAATCTGTTCGTGTAAGTATCTAGTAGGATTATCTTCAACTACCATGTGTTTCTGTATTGGACTATATTGACTTACATTACTATACTTCTGTAATTGTTTGAAGTCTTTATCGCCTGATACAATCAGGTACTTGTCTTCTGTCTGCATTTTAACAATGACACCGATGATATCATCTGCTTCTGCATTGTCAATAGCAATTACTTTGTACGGAAAGTTATCTTTTAATTCTTCTTTAATATCATGTATGAGACTGAATAGAGCATTCCAATCGTTTGTACTATCTTCTCTACTTGTTCTACGACTTGCTTTGTATTGAGGAAAGAAGTCTCGTCTCCAAGGATTGCCACTATCACAGGCAAGTACTAAATCTTTTCCGTATTCGTTACCAAACTTTCTAATGTATCCTTTGATTGAATTACATACCATATATCTAACCATTTCTATGTTAGCGATACCTGGTTCGGTACCTTTCTGAAATGATACTCTACTCATTTGTGCCATTAGATTACTAATAAGCACTTGGTGTAAATCAACTATAATCATTATGCACTCTTTTTTCTATCGGCGTCAAATTTTGCCTTTGCAGCTGCTCTCTTCTTTTCTACTATTAACGCTTGTCTTATTTTTCTACCTATAGGTATCTTTACGGAATCAACGATTGCTTTACCTTTCTTACTAATGTATTCAACACCAATAAATTGGTCTTTGAAGTTGCTTTGAACCGACATAACTGCCTTCTTCAAACTCATTGCTTCTTTCTCTTTCTCGTCACCTTTTTCATTCCAAAACTTAAATATTCTCATCTTACCCATATTAAATATCCGTCCTTACTATATGTTTTCTCAATTCTTTTACAAAAAATTCTATCTTGTCAATGTATTCAATTAAACTTTTGTTTGTTATATAATTGTTTCTTTCTTTTAGTTTATCATAATCTTTTACAGATATTTGTACCATAGGACTCGGTGTTACCTCGTTCTCAAAAGATTTGTCAACTGAATTATCGTCTGTCATATATTCCTTTTTAGTTAAAAATGTGGAGGCGAGTTCCACTCTCGCTTTCCTCGCCTCACACAGCTCTATGTAAGCGTACCGCTAGGTAATCTTACTATCGAGTTCATTATGATGTGTAAGCGACTTGTTTGCCGAATACAGCTGTGATACCAGCAGCGATTACTGCTTTAGATGGAGTACCAACTCTATATGAAACGCCTTTTGTAGACCTATTTTCATAAATCATCAATCCTTCGTTTCTCAATTTACCAACCATTGCAGCTGGTGATTTAAGGTCAAATTTTGTTCTTAGAGTTTTCCAAGTCACATCTGAACCTTTGTTGAAAAGATTACGAATCTTCTCGGTCTTAGTTAGCTTTGTTCTAGCCATAGTTTTATCTCCTTTAGATAATTTAAAAATGTTAAACATTATGTCTAACCTCCTTTTCAGTTTGATTTTTATGTCTTATCTGACAACTTGCTATGGTCAATCGCATTATAATGGTTTTCCATAGACAAATTCTTATTAAGTACTCATTATACACTATCTTATATAGCTTGTCAAGCACTAAATTCATTTTTTTCAATTTATTTTACTGGTCCTTCAGGATCCGGTTCTGGGAAGTCACCATGTAAGTGGTCATCTTCATCTGGATACATATCGGGTCCGTCTTGTCCTGGGTATTCAGGATTAAAGTCAAAATTCTCTGTAAAGGTAAACATACCATTGTTCCTATCGTTAAGTTCATCTGATACATCTTTGTTTAAGGGTCTAGTAGTCGTGTCTATCTCATCTGACATATTTGCATACTCAATACGAGCAGTAACCACGCCTTTCTTATTCATCTTCAACTTAACAGCATGGTCTACTACCTTTTGAATAGGGTGTGCTATGTTGAATTGTCTGTACAAGAGACCTCTTACCGAGTCCATAGACATTGCAAGGTCTTTTGTAAAGACATCTTGTTTAGTATCTAATCCCATTTGCACGAAGCGTCTAATCAAATCTAATCCGATTTCATCTGTTGCTGTTTCTACAAACTTTGCAGCTTGATAGTCTCGCATTTTCGCTTGTGCTTTTGGGTCCACCTCAACTTGTGGTTTTGCAATCTTATTCTCTGGAAATAAAATTATATTATCATAGTCATTTTTAATATTGATATCATCACTCACTTATTTTATTCCCTTTGAAGTCAACAAGTCCTAGTTTGTTATAATGTTCTATCAACTGATTATAACCACCTACTAACTCGTCATTTATTTTAATTTGAGGCATTGACCTAACATTTTTACCTATGTCTTTAATCATCGCCTCAGGACTTTCAAACTCTTTCAAGTTCTTTTCTTCATATTTCAAACCAAGTCCTTTTATTAAGGACTTAGCTTTAACACAAAATGGACAATTGTCTTTTGTATAGACAACTATATTACTCTGCTGTGTCATTCTTCTTTTCCTTTGCCGTGTCTTCGACACTTTTGAAGG